TGCGCCTGCAAGACATACTCTAGATCGAGCCCATCGAAGTCGGGATTGTCGAGCTCCATGCGCAGCGCGCCGGTCTTAGTCAGATAGGCGATCTGATCGTCGACGTTGCGCATGAAGCCGGGGCCGGAAGGATCGGGCATCCACTCCCCGTAGCTTCCGGTAATGTCGGTCGCCGGAAGGTACGGCTTGTAGTTGCCGATGCGGTTGGCCTGCGCCAGCGAGCGAAAGCGCTCCTTCTCGCTGGTCAGCGTTCCGTAGCGGGTCTCGCCGTGGTCGCTGTCGTAGCTGTATTCCACGATCTCTCCCGGCCGCTGCACGGCGCTGTCGTCCGCGCCGATCAAGTAGCGCAGCGGCAGATAGGTCGGCGGCAGCGCCATCTCAGTATCCCGGTCCTATGCTTGGGATGGCCGGGGTCTCGCTAACGAGGAACTGAAACTCGAAGCCAACCCAATCCAAATCGGCATTGGGAGCAAATTCCACGATCAGCAAATCGCCCTTGTCACGGTCGCAAAGTCTTGGCGTGACGAAGTCACCGCTGTCGATCAGCCGCTCGAACGGCATGTCGTAGACGAAATCATGTAGCAGGCTAATGTCGCGAGTATAGTCCACGCTTTCGCTGCCGATGGGATTGGCATGAAAGTAGGCATAGCCATGCGGATCAATCCAAGCCGTAACCTCGCAAGCCTGCCCCGGTACTTGTGGATTATAAGCTGAGAAGCCGTAATGTGCCCAAGCATGGACAATGAGCAATTTACGCGGGACCCAAACTGGCAGCGGCATGGGAAGGCAATTCGTCCCATACTGATTGACGTCGGCCACGAATTGCGCACCGCCCGCTGGGCAGACGCCGAGGATCAGATAGCAGGCGCGAACGACTGACATCTCAGAAGTCCTTTGCGACGCCGTAGACGTTAATCACCGCGCCCGCGGTAAACGCGGTCGCATATGAAATAGACAATGAATCATTGGTCGATGCGAGGAACAGATGGCCGGTTCCCGCCACTCCGTTATCCAGATTCAAACCGGGAAAGTTTACCGTCGACAGGATAAACGTAGAGGTTGCCGTTGTCGTGAATCCGGCATTTCCGCTGAGGTTTATGACCCCCAGATTATAGCTCACGCCACTGCGCGTGAAATAGAGCGCGATATTATGCCCATTAGCATCGGAATTGGTGGCAAAGATTGTTGTGATCTTGGAAGCCCCCACGCCGCTCGACGTCGATGAAATGTAAAGCTGCGTTATCGCACCCACGCTGATAACCGTGCTGAGCTGCGTAATAAAAGGACGCGGCGTTTGTGGAAAGACCGGAACGTTGGAAATGGGCATGGTTTTCTTCTCCTCAGAGTGGACCGTCTAGGACTTTATCGAGTGATGTGGCGGGATAGTTGAGAATAAAATTCAGCAACACCAGCGTGAATATCACGTTGATATACCCGACCGCCGTCGTGCCCGGAAGCGGTGGAGTGGTGGGAAGCTGCCCGACTCCGATTGCCATGTTACTTCTTCTGTTCGCTTTTCAGGATTTCCATTGCCTTCTGGCGCTTCTCGTCATCGCTCAGGACAACGATCCGGCCGGGGCCGCCTTTGTGAAACATGCGGTGAAAATGATCGAGATCGTCCGCGACCATCTTAAGCAGGGCATAGGTCTTTGGCGATCCATCCACCGCGTCAATGCCCTCGTGCGGATGAACGTGGCCGCACTTCACGCAACCGTTCTCGGCGAGGGATCGCAATTCTGCCGAGTGGAAATGCGTGGCCGCATCCCATCTGTGATCGCGAACGCCGCGCGAATTAAGAAAGTTCGAGAGCTCCGACCCGTCCGCTTTCAGCAATTCTATCGCCATATTGATGTTCTCGTTGACGCCGTCGACGCGGATTGCGCCCTTCGCCAGCATGTCCGGGATCGCCCAGCGTGGGACCTCGACCGTCGCATCCGGATTGACGGGAAATTGAATCTTGCGCACCGGCAGATTGCCGTTGTTGTCCAAGTTTGTCCCGTCGGCTAATTTCATTTTCACTGCCATGGCTATCTCCTTACGAATACAAGCCGCCTGTTCCCGTGGTTCCCGCGATACTGCCGGGATATACCGTTCCGGCGGAATCGATCACGGCATTCTGCGAGGACGAGTACTTCTTCCCGCTGACGCTGGCGAAACCGGAAAATGACATGGCAAGCCCGCCCGCGTTTATGATTCCGCAATCGGTAGCAACGGCAAAAGAACCTGCGAACGAAAGACTGGCTGCACCTGTCACGGTATAGCTTCCGTAATTCATATACGCCGTATTGCTGCAATTGATGTGAGAATTTGCCCCGCCGTTAACCGTGTATGGCCCAAGGACATTGATGGAGGCCCAAGTGGTGCAAAGCATGTGATTGCCCAATGGGGCGGCATTGAAATTGACCGCCGCCACCGTTCCAAAGTCCATCACCGCCATTTGCGAACAACTTAACAGGGAAGAACTGTTTCCCGTTGTCGATAATGTCATGCCATTAAACGTAACCGTCATCCCGCCGTCGCGGGCAATAAAACAACTGCTTCCGGGACTGCAACTGATTATGACGTTGGCGGGCGTGCTGGTGTTGCCAGTGATATACATCTGGGAACATCCCGTGACTCCATAATTCATTGCAAGGCCCGCTGACACGGTATAGGTGCCATCGGCAAGTTGAATGGTGGGCGGGCCATTCGAGGAGTCAACATAGCGCTGGATGAACAATAGCGCCTGTGTAAGCGTCAGGAAGGCGTTGCCCGATCCGGCTGCAAGACCATCGTTGCTATCGCTTCCGTTGACTGAGTCCGCGAAAACGGTGAGCGCGCCATTCGGCCATCGCGTGGTTGATGCCGGATCGATCATCCAGCGGCCCGCCGACTGCGTCAGCGTGATCGTCTGGCCGGGGTAGATATAAAATGTGCTACCGCCCAATCCGGAAATCGCAATCAAGCACCCCCGCGTCGTGCTCTTGTTGATCCACTTCAGCCAGAAACCGCTGGCGAAGCCAGCCGGGGCCGCAACGGTGATCGTGAACGGCCCGCCAGAGAGAACATGCACTTGCGTGTTGTGCGATGTGGATACGGCATAACCGGAAGTCTGTGAAACAACAGCGAACAGGGTCGCGGATGAGGTGTTGGATTGATAATTGGTTTCCTGCCACACCCCGCCGCCCAAATAGACAAAATGGAAAACATCGCCGGACGAAAAGGTGACGTTAACCCCGGCAGCCAATTGGATCGATGCGGTGTTCTGAAGAATGCCCGCTGCCGTGGGTATGATGATCTTTGACTCGCCGATTTGCAGCGCGGCGTTGTTGCCGAAGCTGGTGATCGGGTGGCCGACCGTTGTGCCCGTTAACGTCATGACGTATTGCGGCACGGAACCAATATCCACTCCTCCCCCGGCCGCGCCGCTGATCGAACCATAACCACCGCCGACCTTGGGCAGCCAGACATGGTTCGTGCCGTCCATCTGGCCCAACGCCACATAGAGCGTGCCGTCGAAGATGCGATAATTAGCGGACGCGCCGCCGACAGAGGTATCCCACCAATCCTGCCCCGTGACGTTGCCACCAATGGAAAGCGTCGGATAATTGTTGGGATTGAATCCGCCGCTATTCTTGGATGCTAGTGAGACAAGCGCGCTGTTGATCTGGCCTGCGAAGTTGGTCGGGCTATCAGGGCCTACGGTCGGAACATTAAGGTCGTTCTGCGCCATGTCAGAAACCCCAAACCTGCATCGTTACATTCCGCGCTACTGGCGTGCCTACGTTGTTGGTAACCTCAACACTCACGCTTGCCTTGGTGAGACCTGCTATAAATAACTGATCACCAGCCGCCCTATTGTTGATGTCCACCTGTACGCCCGGAACGCCACCCGCCGTAATGGTGACGCCCGGACTGATGTTCGTAGTACCAGCATTTGGACCGCTGTTGAAGGGGGCAGGGGAGGCGGCTCCGTCCGGGGCGAAGGTGATCGTATTCACCGCGGCCGAAATGGGAGAGTTGATCAGGGGGTGATCCACCCGCGTTTGGAGATAAATCGCGATAATCATCTGCGTCAGCACGGCGATGACGTTGGCCGAATCATTCGACTGCAACACCATCCGTATCTGTGCAGTACGACAGACGTACTGCCCCGGCTGGTATTTTTGGTATGGACCGTAGGTGAGACCACCGTCCTGCGACAAGGCTATTTCGGGGTAGATGTTGACTGACGTCCCCGCCAATTCATCGAATATGTCGGCATGCGCGAATATATCGTTGTTATTGGGCGGGCCGGGATTGAAGAAGTCTGTCGTGCCCTGCCCGTTGCCCTGATAAATGACTTGGATCAATTGCGGGCAAACATACCCGGAATCAATGACGTTGACGGAATAATAGTATCCTATCACCGTGCCGGTTGAGGCTAGCCAGTCCAGCGGCAGCACGTCCGGTGCCAACAGAAGATCAGTGGTTGTTTGCTGCGTGGAGATAAACGGGCCATCGCGCACGAGGTTCACGAGCGCACCGTCCCAATTGGCTCCCGAATTATCTTCTATAAATTCAGCAAGCAAATTCTCCGTTATGACGGAATTGATAACGTCCCAAGACACCGCGTCTTCCGAGTACACTATTAATCCGGGTACCGGCCGACAGACCGCCTTGATCCAGTATGTGTCGTCGCCCGTAGCCGGGTGATGTCCGTGCGCGAACAAGCCAAAGAATTGCGACGTAGTCCACGCCGCCCCCTTGCGTATCTCGTAAAATATCGGCGACCGAAAATCGGTGACCGGGTCCCAGTCCAGATAGGTGATGCCGCCGACATAGCTCGTCACGAAATTCTGCACGTCCGGCAACGGGCTTGTGAGTGCAGTTCCGGCAAAGGCGTAGGTATACGCAGGGACATCCTCCAACCCCTGCCGCGCGCCACCGTAGATGTTGAAGCTAAGAAATTTGAGCGACACCGAGGTGCCGATGCGATCCGGCGTGTACGGAATCTGAAATACCGCCTGATCCAGACGGATGATGTACGACGATAGCGGACAAGTGCCCGCCGATGAGGAACCATAGGCCGCGCGGTTGAGATAACTGAATTCGTATTGATATGTCCCTGTCGGGGTTGCATTGAGGTACGCAACGTATTCGCCGGTATCGAATAGATACAAAAGCGTGTTGAGGGCCGATACGTCAGCCAGCGACCCGGACGTGATCACCGCTTGGCTGAGACCGAAGTCTGCAAAAATAAAATTAGTCTGATCGATAAATGGCGTGTTAGGCGTAGGGACAAAGCCGGGGAATGCCTGCGTCAAGAATCCCAGCCGCGTGATCGCACGCTGCACGCCTATCTTCTGATAGGTGATGTTGTCATAGCTCGCCCAAACCTCGCAACCGCCCCACGCGGGAATGTTCTGCGGCGTGATTGCCATGTAGACGAACAACCCGCCCGCATACAAATCCGTCGGTTCCCAAATCAAGGGCGGGTTAATGAAGCCGGGATCGCTGTTGTAGTTGAGCGCCCCGGTCGCTCCCGGCTCGCTGGCAAACGATGGCGATGTGGCCGCGCCTGCCGGGAAATCCTCGGCCTGAATGGTTAACGTATAATCATCATTCTCCGTGATCTCGGTGATGCGGACTGGAAAGTTGACCATCCCCAGCACGGGATCGTTGATCTCCACGATGTCCATGGGATCGAGCAGAATGTATCTCCCGCTGACCGTAAACTCGTAGCTGTTGAGGATTTGGGTTTCGCGCTGCAGCAACAGGTTGGCAATGGTCGTAACAGGCGGGCCGTAGGTGTAGCCGTACATTTGCTGTGTGGCCTTCGCCTTGATCCCAAACGTGTTGATCAGCGCGTCGTCCTTGGCCTCCACGATCCACGGGTTGAAATATCCCATGGCAGTCGGCGCGTTGTGCGCGTCGAGATACTCAATGCGAACAGTATTGTTGACATCCTCCATGCGCTTGCGGCTGACGACCACCGGGTCGTCGATCTGGTGGCTGCCCTTGCCCAGATGAAAGTCTGAAATCGAATAGGGCGCGAAGGCCGGTGGCGTATAGGTAAACCCGTTGCCGCTGACCCCCTGGTCGCCATAGGGTACGACCTTGAGAACGCCGCTCGACCAAACGAATTGACTATAGGTAGCCTGCATCCATTCTTGCAGATAATCAGTTGCCGCCTTTTGCGTGTCGATGATCGGAGAGAGCACAAGGTCCTGTGCGTAACACCAGAAGGCATACGGCCCAGTATCATTGATGATGTCCGAATGCAGCCGCGAGGACGGAAAGCCGACGCCGTAGTACACGTTGGTCAGAAAATCATCGATGATCAGCGGCGGCCCCGCATCCATCAAGCCGGGAAGCGTGCTGTTGATGGCGAAGGTCATGCTGACGCTGAACGGCGGCAGCACGGTCGAGGCACCGAGATAAATCGGCGTGGCGGGGATGTAGGTCATGCCGCGGTAGGCCAGCGCGGCAGAAGGATAATGCGTCGTCAGAAACGGCAGAACGCCTTGACCATAGGAGCCGTCGACGTAGCCGAAATTATATTCGCCGTTGACACCGTACACGTTGCCGGGAAGATTGGCGGTTGAGAACACCTCGACCGAGTTGCCGTTGTAGACATAGGTTGGCGGTCCGACCGCAGTTGGCCCCTCGCAGAAGGCCAGAAGAAAGTTAACGGAATAGGTGATTTGTTGGTTGGCGTTTGCAGTGGCCCCGCCCGCCGATTTGCCGCTGCTGCCGCCACCTTTGCCGCCGCCAGAGACAGATGTGCTGCTGACCGTATAAGCGGCCTGCCCATCCATCCAAATCACATTGGCTGCAATACGGTTTTGCCCGTATCCAATCGGGATCGGTTTGCCCTGCACGCTGGTTTGCAGACGAATGTTGCCCAGCGGCCGTTGCGCCTGGGAAACCTGCGAAGCGGCATTTGTAAATATGCCGCTCATTCATTGGCATCCCAGACGGAAAAGAAACGCCGACGAAAGTGCATCAGGTAACCATTGTTGCCCCAGTCGCGCGTGACGGTGCGCGTGCGTGCGTTGGCGTGAATGACATTCGGCCAACCCGGCTCGATGATCAGCGCGCCATGCGACCAGTTGCGCGCGATGAAATACAAGACCACGTCGCCCACGCGCGCGTCCTTTTCCTCAATCTCGCGCTTGGCGAGCCGTAAAACGGTCGGCAAATAGATCGAGGACTCACGGTTGAGGTGAGCATGCGCGCCGTAGTGCGGTATGGAGAGTGGAGGCCACAACCCCGCCTCCTCGAATACCTTCGCGAAGAAAGTGCAATCGGCACACTTTTTCTTGATGCGACCCTCATGAATGTAGGGCGTCAGTTCCCATTCCAGCGCGATGCGCGAGACGTTGGCGCGCTCCTCCCTGATGGTCATACCGAAGTCTCCGGGGCCGGGATGAACGGGAAGCCGCCGAAATTGATGGCGTTGTTAAACGTGTTGGTGCAGGTCGCGAGCGTCTTGTCGCAGCCCGGCCAAATGAAAAACGAGTCACCGACCATAACCTGATACGGCATTGCCGAACGCAGATAGATCACATTCGTCGCGTGCTGGGAAATCGACTTGGAATAGGGCGTGTTGGACCCGGTGACCCATTGGATCGTGCCAAGGGTGAAATACCCGTCCGGTTGACCGACGTTGATGCTGAATATCTGATCGTTGGCTACCGTAACGACGACCCCGGCCTGTTGAAAGCTGGATCGCACCAACTGGCAACCCTGATCGAATAGCGTGAAGCGGCAGCCCGCCGAGAACACGTTGCGCGGCATTTGCCGCTGCAACAACTCAACCCACGAGTTGATGGTGATGTACGCGGCGGTCCGGCTAACGTCGATCTGGGCCACCCGACCAGCAAACAGATCAACCAGCACATAGGTAGGCGTCAACGGCGAGGACCACGGCTGCGGCCATGCCGCCCAGTAAGCACGATGAATGTCAACCGTGGCGGCATCCAACGCACCATTGCGCACCTGCTCAAGCCACGGCAGATTGTAAATCTGGGCGGGGAAATTCGCGCCGGTGACCGGGTCGATGATGCTCGGTTGAATTGTTACTTGCCATGAGTCGACGTCCACGCCCAGCTTCCAATGCCCGCGCGATTGCGAGGCGACCTGATCGAAGTACGGCCCCTTGGACGTGTAGCGGTTGCCGCCATAGACCACATCCGTGTCGGCTGTAGTGTAGCGCAGATGCGAGCTGTCCCACCCCAGCGTGAAATCATAGAGGTCGGCAAACACATAGGTGCCCGTCGCCAGCAGCGTATCCAGTCCTGCCGGAAAGGTCTTCATGCGCCGAACTTAACCGTCGTGAACGTCAGCTTCGGGATTGACCACAGCGGCCCCTGATAATCGCTCGAAAAGGTGAACTGCTCGAATTGCCACTGATCCTCGTCAAAGCGGCAATACCAGTTGAACGACCCGTTCCAACTGATCGTCTGTCCCGCCGGTGGCCCGCCAATCGGACTCAGCACGCCCTTGTTGCT